CGTGCTGCGGTGAAGTCGACGGACTTGCCGGTAATGGTCAGATTGAGGGGCATGCTATGTCTCCGGGCATGAGTCGACGAGACTCGAGATTGAGACGAGGCCACCGGCCACGATGGAGTTCGTCGAGAGGGTGATGTATGCGGGCGGGCTGGTGCTGGGGTTCCCTACGGTCACGTCCATGACCACGGTCGATCCGTCGCTCTGATAGATGCGCGCCCAGGTCCCTAGACCCGCATTGATGGCTGTCCCGCTCGCGATCGCGTTTGCGGTGGCCTGTCCGCCAACCGGCGCATTGAAGGCCGTGACGCCGAAGGTGAGCGTGACGAGCAGTGTGTTGCCGGAAAGCGGGGTGTTCGCGTTGGCAGGCTGTGGGCCGGCAAACACCTGAATTGTGCCGCTGTTGCAAAACGCAGTCTTGACGGCTTCCATAGCGTTGGCGGTCACGTCCGACAGGTTCGCGATTGCTCCCACGTCCGGTCCCTTCCGCGCCCCGTAGACGAGCCCCTAGGGCTTGAGGAACACGGTTGCCGAGCCAGCCGGAACGCCGATGGCCGGAAGAAAGCCCGCAACGAGCGCAGCTAGGATCGTCGTCAACTGACCGCCTGTAATCGTTCCCGCAGTGTGCATGAGATTGACGAGCGCGATCTGGTCATTTAAGCGTTGCGTGAGGAGGCTGGTCTGGAACGTCGAGAGGTCCGTGTTCCGTAGCCCTGCCGCGGTGGATGGAAGGGACGATGCGAGCGCTCCTAGGCCCACCATACCGCCCGTCGGCACGATGTGATTGATCGCCCCAGCTACTCCGTCGACGACGCTCTCGAAGGTTCCTGAGGCGTTGGTCAGGGTATGCTTGATGGCGTTGTTTACGCCATCCAGTTGATGCTGAATCGTGGTCGCGCCAGTTCCGGCCGCGTTATGGATCGTTGAGGTGATCGTGCCGGGCGTTCCCATTGTGGGCACCGCTACGACGTGCGTCGCGGTCTGAGCCGTATCTGAGGCTACAGCGCCGGCCGGCCCGTTCACCCACGGCTTGTCCGGGTCTGGCGCTGCGCCGAAACCCGCGTTCCCCAGCGGCACGAAGACGAGCGTCGATAGGTTCCCATACGCCGTTCCGGTGTTGGCAACGCCCGCATACATGCCGCTGACTGCTCCATGCGAAGTGTCGAGTGCCTGCGTCATCCCGAGGTCGCCGACCTGCGTCGACGAACGTACCCATTGCCCCTCGGCCTTCGGCAGGATCAGCGGCGGTAGGGTATAGGTACCCGTTGTTCCATCCGGCAGCGTATACGGCACGTTCACTTCGAACTGGACCTGCACAAAAGAATAGCCGAGAGGCTGACCCGTTGCCGGATTGTTCGGGTTGAGCGCGATCACTTTGCACGGAAGCGCGAGGCCGCCCCGAGACTGAATTGCTTCTAGTGCAGCCGACTTCGCAAGCGCGTAGAGGTTTTGCTGCGTCCAGAGCTTGTCTTCATTCGCCATATCACGTCCCCGAAAGTGGTGCGATGGTTTGAGCAGGCGTACACTGGAACATCGTTGCCCACGCGGTCGGACCGGTGTCGCGCGAATTGCCGACTTGGCGAATAGCCGTCACGGTGAATTGCCCTTGAAACGCGGTCTTCAGATTGAGTAGCCCCGGGTTTACCGCAGCCGAGGAAATCGTTACCGATCCCGGTCCACCGAGCCCAGCACCTTGCGGCATTAAGATATGACTGCCGACCTGAATGTCTGCGCGCATGACCGTCGTGAGCATGATTGTCGGAGCGGGCGGATTACCGACGCCAGGAACCCATGTGGGTTGGCCGATGAGGTCATTAAAGTTGATCTGCTTCGGGACGGCATTCACGCCGAGATTGTCAGAAATAAAAATCGTGTTATTGAACGGTGTAGAAATGGTTATTCCAGCGAAACCTTCACCGGATGTTGTGGAGGTAATGAGGTCTGATAATTGGCTCAACGTCCCGCAGTTATGTCCTACTGGTCGGCCCAGAATATACGGTTTGCTGAGATTAAAGACTAGCTTAATTCCTGGATATGCCGTGTTCAGCGTCGTCGTCAAAGCCGATTGCAGCGTCTTACCTGGTTGCCAGTCGAGGACGAAGTTCCCCGGAGTAGCTGGGGTATATTGCGATCCTAAGACGAGTAGGTTTAGGTCCATCTCCGTGCCGACCCAGTTTGCCCACGATTGGAAGATCGGCCCGTTAAGAATCAGACCGGCTTGCTGCGGTGATTCCAGTGGCAATCCGCCGGACATGCCGGCCTTTACTTGGACGTTGCGGCCTACGAACTGCTGTGCCTGAGTAATGTTCTGTAGTCCAACGCCGTGAATGGTGATCGTTGCTCCGTCCGTTCCCGAACTTGCATTACTGAATGAGAAGAAGTCGAACTCTACCAGCAACGCATTCGGATCGAAAACACCATTGACGACCGAGGTGTAGGTGAGAATGCTTGTTGATCCGCCGATGATTGCCGGGCTCGTTGCCGTCGCTGGAGATGCTGGCGTTGGCGGTGCCGTGATAACGACGGAATAATAACGGCCCATTCAAGGACCTATTTCGAACATGCCGGTCGAAACGCGGTACAGCACGGTCGAGGTCTGGAATGTATTCGGAAAGAGATAGATATTGAAGTCTGGAGGAGAGCCGATAAGCGGCATATTGCGGAACACATTCCCGGATTGGTCCGCGAGTAAAACGTACCAGCGATTCGCATAGAAGTTCGACATGGTATACATGGAATAACTCACGCCGTCCAGCGTCACGGAGACTTGAAATGGCGGAGTCGATGCGTTGTTCGGCGTGAAAGCGATGGTAGTCATAGTGCGCCTAGGAGTTGCACCGCGGCGCTCAATCCGGGAACGACCGTTGACGCTCCGTAGGGTGATCCGGACCAATTCGGATTCGAGACTTGCCCACCGCTCGTGATGAGCGACATGAGGCTGGACTGCGCTGCGGCTGCTGCCTGAAGCGTAAGTAACGGCTGGATGAAGTCGATCTGGTATTCGATTTGCCGTTGCTTACTCTCGCCCGAGGTCACGTCTTGCATGCCGGTCATAATCAGGTTGTTGTAGATGAATGCCGGCGTTGCGACCGAGTACGTTCCACCAGAAGCGTTATGCTGCGCGAACGAGCTTTGCAGAGCGGTGAAGGTGGAGAGCTTCGTAAGGTAGCCACCGGGCTGATTCACGGGGGCAATCATCAGCATCGAAAGCGTCAGCGGCTGAGATATGATCGCATTCGCGGCGACGAACTGGTTTGCGAACGGATACAGACCGACTTGGTTCGCGATGAGCGTTGACCCCGGCAGCGGTAGGTACGTCGCGAAGAACTGGCTCGAATCACTCGGATTCGCTGAAGCAAAGAGTGCCAGTTCGCCAACTAGCGCAATGATCGGCAGCAGGCCGCCCTGCGCTGAAGACGCGATGCCGCCTTGGAAGATGATCGGGGACACCTGATAGGCGAGATTGTACTGCGCGATGGAGAGCTGTGCGCCTAGGCCGCTCAAAACTGACTCGTTAGGGCTGCAGCGTTGATGCTTACCGATACTCTCGCTTGGGTGGGATTGCTTACCTTGACGTTCACGGTCGGGGGGCGCGTATTGCGTTGCTGATTGACGAGTTTCGCATAGCGAGCGTTTACATCGACAGCGTAATCGTACATGTCAGCCGGGCGTTGAGCGACCGCTGCGATCTCGCCCGGGGTTCCTGCCAATGCCATAATTTGAGCGTGCGTTAGCTTTGGATTGAACGAACGCGATCCACGTGAGAACTGGCCTAATATATCTGACGGACTCTCTTTCATTACTCGCGCGATCTCAGTTAGCGCTACGGTGGCATTTTTCTTTGGGTCCAGAATATCGGCCAGCGACATGCCCGCACCCTCGCCGAACTGGTTGAGTTGGAAGAGTCCGCCACTGTATCCGGCCGGTGCGCCATTCGCGTAGTGATCCATTCCGTAACTGTTGGGATTCATACCAGATTCGTGCTGCGCGGTCGCAAGAGCGAGGAGCGGATCAACCCCCTTTTGCTTGGCTACTTCAATGACAGCCGCTGCAGCAGTTCCAGCAATTGGCGTAGTGAACGAACGAGTAACGCCCTCTGCCGCTTTTTGCAGTGCGCGAAGCGCTGGAGCTACGCCGTGGACTGCAGCGCTCGTTACCTGCTGAAACCCTTTGACCAGATTGTCGCGGGCAGCGCTCGGTCCACCGGTAACGAAGTTGATTCCCTTGGCAATAGCCTGATCGCCAACGGAGAGCTTATTGATCGCGAGGGCTTGTAAGGTTCCGCCGGCCGCATTGATTGA